CCCGTTATGATGCTGTAAAGAAACAAACATACAGGATATGCTGTTTATGGAAAACAGAGATCGCAAGTATGATCCTGATATCTACAGTATGCGTGGAATTTATAATGTACAAGATATTGACTTCAATATGAGTCAATTTGGACTGTTTTTATCTAATGACACATTGTTTATGACAATACATATTACATCTAGTGTAAAAACTCTTGGAAGAAAAATTATGCCAGGTGATGTAATAGAATTGCCACATCTCAAAGACGAGTATGCACTGAATGATTATACGGTTGCCTTAAAAAGATTCTATGTGGTTGAAGAAGTAAACAGAGCAGCAGAAGGCTTTTCACCTACTTGGTATCCACATCTATACAGAGTAAAACTAAAACAAATAGTTGATAGTCAAGAATTCAAAGATATTCTTGATTTACCTGCAGAAGAAGATAATCCAGGTAGTGGCACATTAAGAGATTTACTTTCTACATATGAACGTGAGATGCAGGTGAATAATGCTGTAATTGCTCAAGCCGAAGCTGATGCTGCTAAATCAGGATATGACACAAGTCATTTTTACACAGTAGCTACCAAAGAAGACGGCAGCGTAGATATTGTTACCACAGACATTGATTCATTAGATGCTAGTACAGCGAATGAACTTGCTGATAGAGTTATGCAGACACCTAATAGAGAAGGTTATCAGGGATATTTACTAGGTGACGGAATACCATCAAATGGTGAAGCATTCGGACACGGTATTAGTTTCCCCACAGGAAGTGCAGAAGGAGACTTTTATTTAAGGACAGATTTTATGCCTAATAGATTATTTAGATACGACGGCACTCGTTGGGTCAAACAAGAAGATGCTGCAAGAATGACTCTTACAAACACAAATACAAGAAGCCATCAAAAAGGTACATTTGTGAATAACACTAATACAGATACAATTGGCGGAGAAACTGTACAAGAAAGACAAAGTTTGTCGCAAGCACTTAGACCAAAGGCAGATAACTAATGCAACATTTTTACGATGGTCAGATAAGAAGATACATAACACAAGTTATTAGATTGATGAGTAATTTTTCCTACAAAGATGGTGACGGAAAACTTACAGAGGTTCCTGTTATGTATGGAGATATTACTCGTCAAGTAGGGCATATTCTAAGAGATAATTCAGAAAATAAAATACCAAGTGCGCCAAGAATGGCTGTTTATGTTACAAGTTTAGAAATGGATACAGCAAGATTAGCTGATTCAAGTTATGTTAATAAACTAAACATTAGAGAACGTGCATACGACAGCGAAGGTAAAGAATATCTCAAAACAGAAGGTAAAAACTATACTGTTGAAAGACTAATGCCTACACCCTATACACTGGGATTAAATGTGGATATTTGGAGCAGTAATACAGATCAAAAACTACAAATCATTGAACAAATACTAATGTTGTTTAATCCAAGTCTAGAAATACAAACTACAGACAACTATGTTGACTGGACTAGTTTAAGTGTTGTAAATTTAGCAAGCATAAGTTTTAGTTCAAGGAGTATTCCGATAGGTACAGAAAGTGAAATTGATGTTGCCCAACTAGGCTTTACAACTCCAATTTATATTTCACCTCCAACAAAAGTAAAACGCTTAGGTGTTGTAACAAATATTATTACCAGTATCTATGACGAATCTAAAGGTACAATAGAACTGTCTCAAAGTACTCCAGAGCTACAAGCATATGGTGATACTTCTGTAGCAAGTGCAGATATTAGAACTAATGTAAGCATAACACCAACAGGTGAGATAGCAAGACAAAATAATAATAGAGGAATATTTAAAGAAAACAGTACTAATGTAATTACTAACACATTTAAAAATTATGGATTGTTAGTAATGAATAATACTGCCAAATTAATTAACAAAGGTGTAGTCGGCAATACATTATGGGACGCATATATCAAAGCATTTCCTGAAGTGTTTGAAGCTGGCATTACTGAACTGCGTTTACAAAGAAAAGATCTAAGCAGTGAAATATCAGGTACAATAGCTATTAACAGCAATGATGGTACAGAACTTATAGTTAATTGGGACGAAGATACACTACCTGGCGATACAGTGATTACAGGTCCAACAGGTGATGCTAATAAAATTAGTTATATAATAGATCCTACCAAGACAAGTCCTGTGTCTATTCGGACAACAGGTACACGTATACTGTTATTAGGAACAGGTATTGGAGATTTATCTAATACTGATGGTGCAGATGATTGGAAAAATGCTGATGGAAGTGATTTCATAGCCGGAGAAAATGATATTGTCGAATGGGACGGTTCGCGCTGGCATGTTGTATTTGATTCAAGCATATATGTGGGTACAGCATATACAACAAATCTTAACACAGGTGTACAATACAAATGGGATAGCGGAGAGTGGATACTTTCATTCGAAGGCGAATATCCAAATGGCACTTGGCGTCTAAAATTCTAATATAATTAATAGTATGAACAATATTATTTGCAGCGGAGCTCTATTTTATACTCTTGATACAAGCAGATTCCTCTTTTTGCACAGGACGCAAGGTAAGCAAAACAATCTTTGGGGTTTAGTAGGTGGTACAAATGAAGGAACAGAAACTCCTTGGGAAAGTTTAAAAAGAGAAATAACAGAAGAGATAGGTGATACACCTATCAAAAAAATTATACCGCTAGAAACATTTATATCAAATGATTCAAAATTTCATTTTCATACTTATTTGTGTGTAGTGGAGAAAGAATTTTTACCAATGCTTAACAAAGAACATGACGGTTATGCTTGGGTGACATTTGGTAAATGGCCTAAGCCATTACACCACGGTTTAAGAAATACTTTAACTAATAAAGTTAATCAAACTAAATTAGAAACTGTTTTTAAATTAATAGATCTTATATCATAGATGCAAAAGCAATATTTAGAAAATTTCGGATTTTATAGAGAAAAATTACCTTCTCAATTATATAAAAATCTGTTAGAAGAATGTAATACTTGTTCAAATCGAGTTCCAATCAATTCTGGATTAACTGAACAAGGTGTAGCTACACACTATAGACTTCAAGATTGTGCTAAAGAATTAAACCAATATATTGCAGATGTAGTTATGAGATATGAGGAAGATTTTCCTGGCCTTGGCCGTATAGGTGTATTAACAAAAAATGTTCCGTATAAAATAGACAAACAATGGATTAATCATCAAAAACAAAATGAATTTATACCTAATCATACGCATGAAGGAATTTATAGTTACAGCATTTGGATTAAAATGCCTGATATTCCTGACAGCAAATATGCTGGAAATTTTCAATTTACATATACCAATATTATTGGAAACCAATGCACAAAAATAATAAATTTAAATAAAGAAAATGAAGGAGAGATTTTATTTTTTCCTTCTAAATTAACGCACTGTGTATATCCTTTTAGCGGAAGTGATAACATACGCATGTCTATAAGCGGAAATGTTCTTTTAGATGTAGGATAAGATATGCAAGATAAAAATAATATACAACAAACCGAATTTGGTTATGAAATAATATGGATCTCAGAAGAATCATATGGTGGCAAAATTTTAGTTTTTGAAAAACCAAGTAAAACAGATTTTTGGTTTAACAAAAAAACAGAAAAATCTTGGTTTGTAAATAATGGACACTTTGTATTTCGTTGGATTGATACATCTAACGGACAAATATTTCAACAAGAAGCAAAAGAAGGATTTGTTTTTACAGCTAAACCGTTTGTGCCTTGTGCAATTGAATGTGTTGGTCCAGGTAGTTTATCTGAAGTTAATAATGGTTTACACGAAAATGATAAACACATAGTAGTCCAAAAAGGAAGTTACTAATGATATTATCGCACTCCCCAAAATATCAAAAAGATCTAAAAAAATTTAATCAGGCACTTGAAAAAATAACAGATCCTAAGAAAAAAATCTATTACAAAAAATTAATAGACGAATTACAATTCCAAGTAAAAATTATTGATGAAAATCATAGTTCAAATAATGCTGGAAAAATACAGCCTAATATTTTACAAGAAAATTTAAAGGATCTAGCAACCATAAGATATCAATTACACAATCTGGTTAAAGATGCTAGTAAACTTTAAATATTAGACATTCTTTTTATAATTATTGCTCCAAACATAGCAGCGTGTGATTGACATTGATATGTGTACTGCGTATTATTAGTAATATTTTCAGGTATTCTCCAGTATAGTGTTCCTGTTGATTTGCCTTGTGCAGCACTGTCTCTGCTTATAGTTCCATCGGATGCAACATGAACTAGATTGGTTGTAAGAGCAGTAAGAGTATTATCCTGTAATTCGAAAGGATGTCCAGATATATTATCTAAATCAAATGCTACAGTAGTACCTGATAAAACATAGATGTTCGGATTATTACCAGTGTAATGACTGTTAAATGTATAAGCAGATGTGCTAATATTATCAACTCTATAAGTTGCAGCACAGTGTTCATAAATGTCATGTATTTCAAGTTGTGCTGTTTGAACATCAGTTAAATCGTGAAATGCTGATGCTCCACCAGAAGCTGTACTACTAAATGTAATTGTGTCACTTCCTGCATTAGTTGTGATTGTCATTCCTGACCCTGCAACCAAAGTAAGAGTATCTTCTGCAAGATCGGCTTCTACGGTTGTTTGGCCTCCAACTGCAATATATTTAAAAGCATTTTGGTTAGGTTCACCACCTCCGCCCGATACAGTTGCAGTTAATGTAATTTGATTTGATCCTGCATCAGTTGTTATTGTAGTATTTGCACCTGCAACTAAATTTAAACTATCAGATGCTGTTCCAGCAATAACATTGTCTTGTCCTGCTACTGTGATTACACCAAATGAATTAGGTACAACAACTGCTCCTGATCCGCCTATAATAGACCACACAGTACCGTTCCATTGCCAGGTAGTTGTTCCACTTGTAAATGTATCACCATTATTAGGATCTGCTGGAAAATTTATTGCTGCCATTTTTTACCTCTCGCTGTATTTATTAATCTGGTACATATCCTGATGGGCCTGCAACTGTTGGATCACCTACGTCTCCGTCTTGGAATATGTTTCTAATTGTTGCCAATGATGGTTTACTGATTACCGGAGCAATGTATGTGTTATGGAAAGCA